CCAGGAGTCTTACTCGGGACGTTATCGCCATCCCTTTCATGTATCCTGTCCGCCCCTTCTTTTTTTATAGTGCTTTGCAGGCTCGTTCCGACATGCACTTCTAAATGGTTAACCCTGAGAGTCTTGCGATTCCCAGGGTTCAAATAAACTAGTTATGTATAAAACTGTTTACCGAGTCCCCGGGCCTCTTTGGTTATCAAATTCGCCGCGAATACTTGTTGTAGGATATACTGGCGCAACTGTTCCCATAGAGGTCTCTCTTGACCATAAGAGCGAATGTTGTTTCAATATATTCATAGTTTTATTCATAGTAAGTTTATTTATTCCTGGTTGAAAAAAGAACAAATTAACTATCGTTTTTTCACACTTTCTTCAATTTATGCCTCATTGTACATCAAGTCAGAGTATTTGTCAAGCCTTTTTTTCGGCTTTCAAAAAATTCTTTTTCAACGCATCAACTCAACAATGATCTAACTATATCACCAACTTCTTTTATTGTCAAGCCTTAATTGCCCAATAAATAAATTTATGGACTATCTATCGTTTTCACATGGACAGATACAAAGCAAACTGTGGCTTTGCGAGAACCTTGAACCGTATCTACCTGATAATGCTATCGTAGCAAATTTAGGCAGTTGGTACAACGTACTCGGTTTCATGATGCTAACACGAAATCAACATAAGATACAATCTATTTTGGGTATAGACATTGATCCTAATGCTAAAGAGATAGCAGATAAGGTTAATCAAGCATGGATGATCGGGTATGGTTGTAAACTAAGAAACACCACTGATGATGCTACCACATACAACTTTCAAGGCTTCAATGTAATTATAAATTGTAGCACAGAACACATGGAAGATGGTTGGTTTGAAAATGTTACCCCTGGAACGCTTGTATGTATACAAACAAGTGACGTTGACTTAAACGATGATGTATGGAAAGTCACTAACCCCAGCCTAACACTTGATGACTTCAAAAAGAAATATCCCCTCTCACATTATGTTTTTGCTGATACCAAAGATATCACATATAGTGAGTGGGGATTTAAAAGATTTATGATTATCGGTGTAAAGTAACTTACAGTGCTACTTTACCTACTGCGGTAATCACAGCGGCAATACGACCAACTGCCATCAACTCTTGTGTAGTCATGCCTTCCTTCTTAAGAACATCATAATGGTTCTTAACACAGAAATGACACTTACCGACAATACTCGCACAAAGAGCATACATTTCAAACTTCTTCTTTGAAACACCACCGTGTGTTGCATATGCGTTCATACGCAAGCCAGCAGGCAAACCCTTCATTGATTCATCGTCAGCCATTTCAACGAATGGATACCAAACGTTATTCATACCCATTAATGCGGCGGCTGTCTTTGCGGCTTCACGCTCTGGAGTACTTGCAAGAGGACCGTTCATTGAAATTTCAAATGCGAGGTCTCCGTTACCGGCTGCAATAGCGGCTGCGAATGCACATGCATGTGCGTCTACTTCATCTAGACCACTGCGATTGATAACTGCATCAAGATTTAACTTGATATCTTTAGCATGATCTGGAATGCTTTCTTTTACTTGATCTACCCAACTCATTGTTTATTCTCCTTAGAATTTTGTTGTGATGCATTGCATGATGGGCAATGCCATGTTTTTAAATAATGTAACTGCTCATTGTAGTTGCTCATTTTATAATTTCTCCTATTTTTTTATAACCCTGCCTAGTAGGATGAATTCCATCTTTTGAGAGATTTGGAATTCTAATGATCCAATCTCCGTAATGGTTTGCTACTTCTTCAACAATGTCTTGTATATTAGGCTTTATTGCAGGTATTACCCAATATACCTTTTTTGCTAAAACCTGAGAACGTAAATCTAACAACTCATTCTTTGTTTTGATTTGTGCATAATCATTTGAGCCTAAACTAATAAGCACTGTTTCAGCAACTAAGTCTTTACCAATGTATCTATTAACAAACTCTCTACTGTTAATACCTACTTTTGCATAGACAGCACAATCTGGACGAGTAGAATGTACTCCTACAGCAATGCTATCGCCTAAAATTAAACACTCAAGCATGTATCATACTCCTTCTGCAAGATACTAAATGTATCTTCCCAACTATCTACTTTATAATACTTGCTAGCACGTAATGCAATAGAGTAATCATTGCCGCCAATCTCAATTTTGTCTCCAAAGAAAACAAATGGTGAGATTTCATCAGCAATTTGAGCCTTGTCTTTACCACATAGATAAATGTCAATACCTGTTTCGCCTGCAACTGTTGCTTCTAAACGCGGAAATCTCGCATTGATTAACTCTGCGAGATTTTTACGTTCATTAATTGCAGTATCATAATGAACATATGTGTTTCGTTGGTCACGTGTTGCACCACGACCCACAACACTAAAATTGCATAACCCTGTACGCATTTCGATATGCTGTCCAGTACGTTCAGGGTATGCACTTAGTTCTAAAAGTGTCTCTAAGAATTTATATTCTTCCTCAGTTAATTCAAATGAGTTAGAATAGATGTGTTGTCCTTTGACGTAGAGTGCATTACCTGCACAACTGTAAACACCCTTTACAGCGTGACAGATTGGATAGCCTAACTGTTCTAGTGTCTTTTGATAATCGCTACCGGACACTAGATACACGTTATTATTTTTGGCAAATTCTAAAAACCATTCAGAGAACCTATGATTCATAGTATCTCTGCTTGGAGTTAGAGTTCCATCTACGTCAAAGACAAAGTTCATTAGAGGGTCTCACCACCGATTGCACGATTGCATGGGCATAGTTCACCAGTTTGCAATGCGTCAAGAATACGCAATGTTTCTTCTGGGTTACGACCAACATCTAGATTGTTAACTGTAACATGCTGAATGATGTTCTCAGGGTCAACAATGAATGTTGCACGTAGTGCGGCACCTGCTGGACCATAGAAAATACCTAACTGACCAGCAAGTGATAGTTCATCACGTGCAACGTCAGCGAATGACCAACTAGTAGTTTTCTTCAAATCTTCATGAGCATTGCGCCATGCTAGTTTACAGAATTCATTGTCAGTACTACCGATCAATAGAACTGCATCACGGTCAATAAATTCTTTGTTCAACTTATCGTATGCTACGATTTCAGTTGGACATACAAAAGTAAAGTCCTTAGGATAGTATACGATTACCTTCCACTTGCCTTCAAAACTCTTTTCTGTAATTGTTTCGAATGCACCATCAGGTGTCAATGCACCTGGCTTAACGCCTGTTACGGCAAACTGTTCAATCTTATCACCAATCGTTTTCATTTTAATCTCCTTCTGTGTGTTAAATGAAATTTACTTCTGTGACCTACAATTGGGACAAATCAATTGTAAGTTTTCTTCTGCACTGTTATGACTATTGTTATCTAGGTAGTCTACGACCAATGGCGCCGGGTGGCCCAACCATTCTTCAAGACCACAAACTTCACACTTATGTCCACGTTCACTGATTAAGTACTTCTTAATCCAGTCAGGAACCTGACGCCATGCTTTTTGTTCTGGATGTTCTTTCCACTCGTTGATCAGCATTCTACTGCGGTGTTGCTGTTGGCAACTGTTATTACAGTATTTGTTAGTGTAAGAGTGTCCTTTGACTGGATTATTCTTACCACAATTTAAGCAAGTGAAACAACCATTCATAATTAATAGACCATATCGTAAAGCATAATGTATTTACATCATGCTCTACTTCTAAATATGCTACTATTTAGAAAAAGTAATTACTTTGGGCAACCTAGTTCGTAGTCCCAACCTTTGCCACCGAGTAGTTTCCAATTTTCATATTTACGGGCTTCATCTTTACACGATTGTGGCTGACCTATTGAACCGATTACTGCCATGCAATGTTCGCAACGGTAACTAATACCTGATGACTCATCAAAGTACGCTGTGCCTCCGCAAGGCAAATGTTGAGGGGGATAAGTGACTGTAAACATAAAAATAATGGGGACCGAAGTCCCCATTACTCAAAACGCATCGTAGTTGAAGTACTTGACTGGTGCCTTAGTAAGGGTCATCTTAATACCCTTATCTTCGAACACAAACAGACCCTTCTGTGCGTCAACCTTAACGAGGGTATCAGCAGTGAAAACGATATGCTTGTATTCGGCATTGTCATCTTCGGGGTCAGGATCAAAACCAATTCCAACACCCTCACGGCGTAGTGGGTTACCTTCGAACTCAGTCATGTTAGCATCTTCGGTAACATCACGACCATTAGCCATTAGTTTAACAGTGTACTTGGTACCGTTATCAAACTCAGGCTTGATGTTTAGCATACGTAATGCTTCCTGAGGTGTTTCGCCATAGCGATTCATTTCCTCAACAAGCGCCTTAAGCATGTCAAAGTTAAACTCACCAAACAGACCTGCAAGAGTTACAATCTTGTCAATGTAATTCTTTGCCTTAAGGGTATCATCACAGTATTCACGAATGAATGTTGAATCAAGACCCTTAAAGTCTAGCATGTAGTAGATGCGTCCGGGACGATTACGCATGTGGTAATCAACACGGTACTTGTCATTACAAGTTAGTAGAAACAACTTCTTAGTTGGGAATACACCATCTAGTAGAGTTAGAATCTGCTCTTGTTCATCACGTTCATATACCTTTTCAAACTCATCAAACAAGATAGCACAAGGCTGGTCGATGTTCTGAATGAACGTATTGAATGCATCACCGCACCAAGGAGCATTGATTACAATAGTAGGAATGTCTTGCTTTGCAAGTTCCATACAAACATTCTTAGTAAGCAATGTCTTGCCTGAACCCTTTTCACCGGTCATCATTACACCAGTGGTAGTTGGTCGTTCAAGAAAAGTATTGATGATACGATCAGTGTTCTTTAGACAATCACCATAAATTTTCGTTGGAGCAGTAAAGTTGCCAATATGCTCCAGGTACAAATTGCCAAAAGCATCCTTCTGAATCGTATAGTTACCTGCAGGAAGTTTCTCATGAAGGTCTAGTGCTTCATTCGTTGCTACCTTAAAAGTGTTACCGTTCTTTAGAAAATACGTCATTTTAAACTCACGAATTGTTTAGTTAGATTGATAGTATATGACCGTTGAACTTAAATGTCAAGCAAAAATTTCAAGTGCTGTCCCGCATTCTGTGCAGAATTTAGCCGTTGCTTTGTTTTGCTTACCACATGTCACGCATTTGGGTTTGTGCTTGGTTGTAACGGGCTTGCGCACTTCTTTATTGTCAGGTGTCTCGCCTAGTAGTTTTAGCACGATAGTATGCTTTTCAGTTTCAGTTGCGAACCAACTTGCTGTTGAAAACTTTTGTTCACTCTTTGAACCTGGAACAGTGATACCAACATCATTGATTGGTGCTGACACGTTCATTGATTGCGTAGACACTGTAGCAGAACCTACTGCATTAGTGGCACTAAAGGTAGTATGCGAATCATAGACTTGATTCAAAGTAGTACTACGTAAGATACCGGTTGAATACAACGGTGTATTGGGTTGCCACTGATCGGTTTTCCAAATGATTCCATCCTGACGCTGATATATCTTTTCGAATTGGTATTCAATACGAACGATACCATCTTCTAGTTTGACACCTCGATGCTGTTCAATATTGCCGGTACGCTCAATGAACTTGAACTTGTTACCCTCAGTCATGTTGCCGTTCTTAATGCTACGTTCTAGATCAATCTCTTGACCAGGACTAACAACTAAACCACCAGGCACAGCATTTTCACCATCAATATAAACATTGACGATTGCACGTACTGTATTGAGATTTTTGATTAATATGCTATATTCGCTACCAAATGGAATATAGACTGTATCCTTAAATTCACGTAAGATTTTTCCGTTAGCCTTAAGGCTGGCTACTAGTTTACTATTGTACATCACAATTATTCTCCTTGTTACGGTACACACTCTAAGTACCTAAAATTTAAAGAGTGTTGGGTGTGCCCTATGCACAAACATATTTATACATGAAAAGCACACCCTTGTCAAAATTATTGGTCGTCCTCATCATCGACCTCAGCATCCAAATCGATATCTGAGGTCTTTTGATACTTTGGGTCATCGTACAACCTATAATAACCTTCATTAGGCATAAGTTTTCTAAAGTCAGTGTCACTTAGCATAAGTGCTAAGTAGGTTACGTCTTTACCTTCATAGATATCAGTTACGTAGAATGTAGTTGAACATGCACCGCCAATACTTTTGATCGGACCATGCTTAAATTTATGTTCTTTTAATAGATTACGTAATTTGGTTCCGCCCCAATTCTTTTCGCTAATCACTACTCTGGTAATACCTTTTTTGGCATTACGGATTCGTGCTTTGTCAAATACAGTGATGGGTGAGATACGGGCTAAGTTATCTTCGTCAATCTGCAATAAACAGTCTTTGACTTTGATGCTGCCTTTGGTATGTGAATTGTCGGGTGTCTCTTTAGTAGACCAGGGAACGTTGCATTCCACGTGATTCACATAATAGGTTTCGCCATGAAATTTTAAGACCCACATGGGAATGGTCTCATCTTCTAAGTGTTTCTTGTTGAAGTGAAACACTACATCTTTACAATCAAATTCAATCTATGACATATTAATACTCCTTCAATGGTTTAATGTCTTTGTGTTTAACGATAATCACATTTTTGATTTCGTCTTTGTATTTAATCGGCAAGTCCAACTGAATAGAAATTCTTGGACCTTCAACTTCATTGATAACAGTATCGTTTCCAACAGTACCAATAAAAGGAATCTTATTCCAATGTCCAAACACACGATCACCTAAAAAGTATTTAGGATGATATCGATTTTTATCAAAGTACTCAGTTAGATTTGTCATATTAAGTTGGTGCGCTAGGTGAGGATCGAACTCACGCTTCTGGAGTTTTAGAGGCTCCCGCCTTCCCACTTGGCTACTAGCGCATTAAATTTTTTAGTACACCTATTATGATTCCTACTGCAGGAATCAATAGTAGACTTAGACTAAACACTATTAATAGTGTAAAGAATAAGCCTACTATTTTTTCTATCATTACTTGTTAAGCATTAGTGCGTTAAAGTTTGAGGGTACTACAATAGTCTGTACCTTACCGTTCTTTACGCCCTCAGAGATATTCAATGCGGCCTGTGCCTGCATGAATGCAATTGAACTAGCACTGTTGTTTGCAAGAGCCGCCATACGACGGGCTTCTGCTTCGGCAGTCTTAACTTCAACTTCCTTCTGCTTTAGTTCGTTCTTAGCACGTACTAGATCATTGGCACTCTGCACAACAGTATCAGCAGGGACAATATTACGAATCAATACCTGATTGATTGTAATTGTGCCATCCAACTTTTCTTCTGCAAGATTACGAACGATTTCTTCCTTAACGAAAGTTTCCATGTCAGTGCGATTGTCTGCCATATCAAGTGCATCGTACTTACGTGCGGCCTTGTAGATAGCATTACGTGCGTTCTGTACAACATAATTGTACATTAGATAAATGTCGCCCTTTGCTTCACTATGAAATGCACGATTCTTAGTGCTATACAGTTCAGCGGCTTGACTTGGGTTGATGTTATAGACAACTACAGCATCAAAGTCCTTCATTGTGCTATTATCCTTAGCAACGGGACTCATGTTCTCAAGCGATACGTTAACATCCTTTACAGGGAATGTTAGAACATCACCGATGATTACCTGATTAAAACTACCGGGTACAAGTTCACCTGACTTTACCTGCTTGTCAAAGCCAACACGAACACCTACTTCACCTGTCTCAATACGTGTACATGCACTGGTTAGTGCAACTACACTCGCAAGAGCGGCGATCTTTACAAACTTATTCATTATTCAATACCTCTTAAAAAATTAACACAACTACTGTTAGTGCTACGATTGTCAGCACTGCACAGACTATACTATAACCTAAAGTCTTTGTCAACTGCCATTTTTCCTTACCACTAAGTTTTCGGAAAATTTCTATCCCAAAAAAGAAGATAGCAAACAGTGACAAAAACGACACTAACATTTTAATCATATGGTAAACCTCTGCTGTTAAGACTTGTACATCTTAACACAACAGAGGAAAATGTCAAACGTTTTGGGTTAATCTAAATCTTTGATATCGATTCCATTACCATGCTTATTCGGGCGATTCTCAATGTCTTGTTCGAACTTCTTTTCTTGCATGGTCTTTTCTTTGAAAATTTTGCGAGGATTACCACATAGCATACAACCCGGTTGTCCGCAATCCATAGCATGATGTTTTGCTAAACGATGCGGTTCTTTGATTGCTTTATCTTTATTAGTCAAGCCATGTGCTTTTGCAATCTTGACTTGTTTTTTAACTGCGGTTTCGTCCTTATGACGGCGCTTGCTTGTTTTCAATTTAGTTTCGGTATCGCTCATTTTCAATCCTAGTTAAAACATTTTGCTTATCACTATTAGACAAAGAGGACCAACTTGCTATTTCAGCAATGGTCCTCTTACATCCTATACAAACTCCATTGTTGTCTAATTTACAAAGACTAATGCATGGACTCTGTATGCTTACTTCTATAGTCATTGACTGCCGCCTTTATGGCGTCTTCCGCGAGGATGGAGCAGTGGATCTTGACTGGGGGGAGTGCAAGTTCTTCTGCGATTTGAGTGTTTCTAATTGTTGCTGCCTCGTCCAATGTCTTACCCTTGACCCACTCTGTGACAAGACTTGACGAAGCAATTGCCGACCCGCACCCATACGTTTTAAATCTAGCATCTTCAATAATTCCTTTTTCATTAACCTTAATTTGCAATTTCATTACGTCACCGCATGCAGGGGCACCGACCATTCCAGTACCAACATTGTCATCGGATTTATCGAAACTACCAACATTACGAGGATTTTCGTAATGATCTACTACTTGACTTGAGTATGCCATTTGTTCTCCTTAAAAGAAGTGACTACATACTTATTTATAGTTAAGCCTCATCATCCATAACTATCCAACCCAACTTGAGTAGATCGTTACGTATTTCATCTGTGACATGTCCTTCACCTACAAAACTGTCTAGTTTTGCTTGTAATACAGGATCAATATACTCTTCTTCATCCCCTGAAATTGGATTACCTTTAATGCCTGAGCAGTACCAATCAATATAGTCACCTTCTTGTCGCATATCAGCAATGATGCCTCCGGCATAGCGCCAACTGCAACTCCAGCGTTCTTCGGTGAGAATAGGCCATACATCATTCTTCACAAAGTCTCTATTGCACATAGATGCATAAAGATTTTGTGCATAAGTTTCACTGTTACGTACTTTTTCTAATATCCAATCAGTAGTCAGTAAATCGTATTCAAGATTGTTTACTCTAGCCTCATTAGTGTCGAATTTATGATCGTGCTGGTCTCTGTAAGAATCATACATTTTTAAGTATGCTTGTGAAACTTCTTTACCTTCTTCCTCACAACGCTTGATGTAGGATTCTTTTTGAAAGGTATGTCTTTCAGGGCTTTTCGATATCGTCATTTTGAATATCAATGTCAAATGGATCAAGTTTAACTGCAAAGATTAAGATCAGATATACTAAACCAGCCACTAAAACAAGTGATAGTATAAACAATAATATTGCTAGTAATGCGTTTAGTATATTCATATCAATGTCCTAATAATTTTTATTTAGTGATTTCCATTATTATAAACACACTATAACAAAGATTGAAGTGTATGTCAAGATTTTTCTTGAAAATTATTCGGGTCGAGTTCTACCCAAGTATAATCACCCAACCATTTTACAGGACAGATATATTCATATTCTTGTGGAGGGGCAGTCGACCAATCATTAGGACCTAATGCAGACAACCGTGTGAAATTTTTTCTATGATCGTAGACTAACCAATACACGTTATTATGATACAGTTGAAAATCATACTTGGCAGCATGAACCATGTCAGTTATGTCTAAACGTGTTTTGATATCTTGTGCTTGCTTTTGCAACACCTCGACTAATTGCATAATTCTATCATATTCTTGTTGTGCATGCAATCGTGCAACATTCAACATGATATCTTTTTGTTTAGTGACGGGCACCAAATCAAACTTAGGACCCCCTACCTCAGTTGGATAGGGGGTCACATTTCTATTAAAGAAATTTACTAATGAGTTACCTAAGGTCGCATCAAAACTATCACGACCTTTAGCACTGTTATTCGGTGGTGTGTTCTGTTCCACAGTCACAGTCAGAGAACAAGTTTACTTGCTCCCAAGGTAGATAACTCTTGCCAAAATGTCCATAGTTGGTAGTTGAACTATAGATAGGACTGAACAAATCAAAACGATCAATGATTCCTTTAGGAGTCAAATCAACGTTCTTTAATACCCAATCAGTCAAATCACGGCTGTCTCTATTGCTTTCTACGTATACACTCATTGGCTGAGTAAGACCAATAGCATAACTCAATTGTACTGTAGCCCAATCTGCTTTACCACTTGCTACTAAGTTCTTTGCTAGATAGCGAGCCATGTATGCCGCACTGCGATCAACCTTAGTTGGATCCTTACCGCTAAATGCTCCTCCACCGTGTGGTGCAGAACCACCGTAAGTATCTACAATGATCTTACGACCAGTTAAACCTGTATCACCGTCTGGCCCACCAACTACAAATCGACCAGTTGGATTAATGTGAAACTCTGTTTCATTATCTACTAACTCAGGCGGAAGTACTTGGCGAATGATTGCTTCAACAGCACTACGTACACTTTCAATAGTTACGTCTGATGCATGTTGGGTAGAACATACAACCTTAGCAACACGCTTTACGGTACTGTCATCATTGTATTCCATAGTGACCTGACTCTTTGCATCAGGACCTAACCAACTACCATTGCCTGACTTACGTACTTGTGACAATGTTTCTACAATACGATGTGACCAATAAATTGCACTTGGCATGTAGTCGCTTGTTTCTTTGCATGCATAACCAAACATCAAGCCTTGATCACCTGCACCAAATGTATCTGTACCTAATGCAATATCAGGACTTTGCCCATGCATTAGATTAGTAACAGTCAATGTTCTCCAATCAAAACCTTCTTGTTCATAGCCGATGTTTTTAACAATTTTGCGAACCATGTATTCAACATCAAGGCTATCCATCTGACCTTTATATTCGCCAGCAACGATAACTTGATTAGTAGTAACTAGCGTTTCACAGGCACAACGCAACGTAGGATCACGTTGTGCCATGAACATGTCTAGAATACCATCACTAATAGCGTCAGCAACCTTATCTGGATGCCCCTCGCTAACACTCTCACTTGTAAATAGATATGACAATTATTTGTTCCTTATTTGAAAAAGATTAGGGCCATTAATGTTGCTTGCATGATGAACCCTAATCCAATCGTGATAAGATTTAAAATATCACGTTGAATAATTGCTCTCATGAAAAACATGCCCAATGCGGCCCACACAATCAATACCATATCGATCGGGGGCGGGTTGTCTGTAATGCCAAACATTAATCCTAGTAATGTTGGGATAGTAGCGGCGTGGCATAGTAAAATGCCGATCCAACCGATTGTTTCGGTTGATAGTTTAGTAATAAAATCTTTTAAATCCACAGATACTCCTTGAAAATACTTTGCAACTTTATTTTGTATCAGATCAAATGTCATCACGTGCGTCCTTATAGAAAATATGAGTTCCAATTTTTGCTACTCGTTTATATCGCCAGTTTGGTGATACATAGTCAGCGTGATAGTATAAAGCATCCTTAATACTATCTAGTCTAAATCCTTCCAGCAAAACTTTTTTTGCGACCTCATAACTTTCATTATAAGATGCTTTGTTAATAGGCCTTGCTCTATGAATTGCATCGCAATACCAACTGAATTGGCATACTACTTTTTCAGTAAACTTTGTTTTCTGATATACAACATCGCATACTGAATCTGGGAACAGTTCATGTTCTACCCGGTTCAATGTAACTTGTGCTACTGCAACTTTACCCTCAAAAGGTTCGTTACCGGCTTCACGATAAATGTTCAATGCCATGCATTCTAATTCACGCTCCACTGTTTTACTAGATGGGTGAGTTTTGAACAATGACAATTCATGATGATACGTTGAGAGTTTCCTCTCTGCGATAGTTGTTACGAATAATGTTACTAGCACTAACGCAAAAACGTATCCAATGCTTCTTAAAGATTTCTCCATTTTTCTTTCTCCTTTCCGTCAAATATTTGACTATAGGTGAGCAATCATCATAACACAGTTATAAAAACTATGCAAGACATTTTGGATAATTAATTTATCCAGCAATCACAATTGCATTCAATGACTTTATCGATTGCCTCTTCTATGCCCGGTGAGGACGGGGATAGGGTACTGCTTGTGTAATCTGGATTCAAATTTGGAGGAAGATTATTTGGATTCAGATCAGAAGGAGGACCAATGATGATAATATCAGGATCCTCTCTAGTTTGGAATGGGCCCACTGGTACTAATGGACCCACGACTGGGTTAGGATCTCCATTAAAGATCGGTGTTAGATCACCTGGCTTAGTACCATCGCCGGGCAAATATCCTGTATTATTGCCGGTTGGCACTGGCGCAACAGGTAAGTCGCCAATTGGGAACGTTGAGTCTATAGGTGTCCCCCCTAAGTTTGGTGGAGGATATCCGCCAATACTACCGGGAGATGGAACATAAATTCCACTTGGATTTGGTAACGTGACTTCACCTGGTCTAGTTGGATCTTCGTTACCTGGCCATGCAGGAGGGGTATACTCATTGCCATTTGGACTTGGGATACCTTCTACTGCACCTGGCAGTGTACCGTTAGTTAGTAGTGTTTTTAACTCTGCGGGAGTTAATTCACTAGGCATATTATTATCTAACGGAATGCCTAATGTTTGTAATCTTGACTGATTGCGTTCTTGACGCATCATTGCTATTGCACTTTGTCCACCTACAGAATTATTATTAGTAATTGCTTCAATAGTTTGAGCAGCCATGTGCGGGCGTGTATCTTGTGCTAATTGGGGAACACTATCAACAAATGTGTACAATGACATTGGATATGTGTTTAAGAAATAGTCTTTAGGTGCGGGTACTGGAACTAGTCCAGTATATCTTGTTCTTTGTTCACGCTTTAAATTACTACCGATTAAATTCCAAACAAGATTGCACTGTGTTGCTGTTGAAACATTGTTGTTCTGAATAACAGTAATTTCTGTATTTGCTTGGTCAATATATGCCTGGACTACAGAATTCATAGGGCTTTGCCAACCTGCTGTACCTGCTGAGGGGCTACCTGAACTATAATAAGTATCACCGGTTGTGTTAGTTCCACCTGTGGCAATAGCACCGCCTGCTGTTACTGCTAATGTAGCAGTAGGGGGAGCCTGTACAGTAATTGATTCTACTGGTGGTGCATATGGACCTGATGATTGGTTGGGCGGGCTATTATCTGAATTATTAGTGGCAGTTCCGTAATTGTATGCAGTACCATTATTAATAGTAAATGTTACTCTACCAAATGTGCCACCGCTGTTTGATGCGGCGCTTGAATCATTTGTTCCAATACTAGTAGTTACTGTTGCACCACAATTATTTGGAGATAATGTCACAGTTGGAGTAGGTGCAGTTCCTCTTCCATATCCTCCACCCGTGTCACCTTGTGTAATAGTAACAGTATACCACAATTGATCGATTCTAGGTTGTCCTGCAACAGGCGGAATAGCACTAGGATCTGGTGCAATATATTGTTGAACATTTACATAGTATGGCGTAGTTGTAATAGTACAGTATGCTTTTTCCCATGTTACTGCTAAGAATAACTGATTATAGATGTTGAATAGTTTTTGTGTTGCTAATTGACTAATCTGACTTTGTAATACTTGCCAAGGATAAGGTAAACCACTCATACAACCAAACATATCACTGAGTGTATAACTACCAAACGGTCCGCTACCTAATGCGCAAACTGTTTTGCTAAATGTAGTTGACTCTTGATTAGTGGGCTTGTTAGTGCCTGTTGTCAATGGCAAATCAGTTGTAAGTTCCATACCCTTAACAACTTGAGCAAATACTTCAAAATCACAATATTCAATATTTCTAATTTGTCTCATTGAATATTGTAATGCGCCGGCTGCAATAGCCTGATCAGCAGGTATAATGCCTCTAATATATGCGCCAAAACCAGTTGGCAATTCTTTGTAGTTGTTAGGATTAACTGTGTTTTCAAATATAGGTGGCGCACCGGGTGGAATCTGTATGCCTACATATTCACGTACAGCAGGAGTATCTAATGCTGTATTAACACCACCGTTCGCATAGATTAGATAATATGTCTTGCTGTTAGTAGGAAGTCCTAATGTATCATTATAAACTGGAACAGTCAATGTCATATAACTATTTGGAAATAGTTTTTTGACATTTAACAAGTCTGCTAATGATTCAAAACCCTTTGTATTGCACATCAACGGTGCTAATACATTTTGCAAGTTTATACCTCTAATCAGTAAGAATGCACCATATATTTGTTGTTCTTGCTGTGCAGTGATTGGTACATTTGCACCTGATGTAATTGTACTGATATCTGAGTTAGATAGTCCAGCCGCAATTAATGCTAAACTTAGATCAGGAGTGATTGCATTATTCAGTCCTAGTGTTTTTAGTAAGTTACTTGGTAAACCAAATGTTGCAATGTTACTTAGGTTAATTGCTTTACCTAAATTGATCAAGTCCTCACCTAACAATTTAGTAGATTGTGATACACCTGCAATATCTGCGGTGATCAAATCACTCATATTACTATACACACCTTGCAAGAATGTTTCGCTATCTTTGATAGCCATAATTGCTTGATTAGAATAGTTGATCCAAGCACTTGCTGTTAAGAATGACGAACAGAATTCTTTATATTCAGGATTACTTAATGTAACACTTGAACCGTTCCAATTAAATTCATTCCATGCCTGTAATGCATGACAACGAATCCAACCCCATTGTGTAACTGATTTATTAGCGTTTGCTGTAGTATATGGAATCCAACTAGCACCTTGCACTTGTCCGATACTACCGCTAAAAGGCCAGCCTGAACTAGCAGGAGCGGACACGCCCGAAGCAAGTGATGCTGTTGTTGTCCAAACACCTGCAGGATCTTCTGCAACATAAGTGGGAGGCTTTGAGTTACCTAATGCAGGAATAGTGCCTGCACCAATACTAATAAGATTATTATATGTACTATCTGATAGTGTCTTTGTGGCGCCGGGTACTGCTACACCACGAACATAACCATCATTAATTGCCCAAGTTAGTAAACGTAATACAGTACTTTGTACTAGACTACCAAATGAATAACTATCATTTGTTTTGCTAGCGCCCATGTAACTAGCAGCCACAGGGTTAATATTAAGACCTGTATTGTTTAATATCGATCCTAATACGTTTACGCCTAAGGGACTTTGTTTTCCTGTATCTGCCATAATTATCTCATTACGGCACGTTTACATCTGGACTGCCTTGTATGATTGAGTGACCGCAATCATTTCCTGAGCCAGTTCGTAGAACAGGCGAACCTTCAGCAAACACAGACGGACTACCTTCTGTAGTCTTTGCCGCACTGTGCTTACCTTTACCAGGGTGTGAAGTAATATCGCTAACGTGCAATCCAACTGCAATGCCATTAGCAAATACAGTTCCTGCGCCTTTGACGATCTTACCACCTACCTGATTTTGATCACCTTTTCTACTTAGTTGTGCCATTTTATCCTAATACTAATTTCTTTTCAGGTAACTTAATACCTGTTGTTGCTTCAACATACTTGTTCTTAACGCTTGCGTCGGTAACTGCATAAATTGAAATGCTATTAGTATTTAGTCTATATTCACCCTTGGGGTCTGCGGTAAACATGCTAGGAACTAGTCCCATACCCTGTGGTCCGGGTGCAATTGATACGGGTTCTGCGACAATAAGTTCATTGCCCTCGATACCCTTTACCTTAGCAATGAGTTCTTCACCACTGTTTAACTTTAATGTATATACTTCTTCTAGTTTAATATTCACGCTGCCAGTCTCTCTTTAAGTTCTGTAAATCCACCTACATATTCTTCATCTAAGAAGATTTGTGGAACGGTTCGGGCTGTAGGTACGGCTTCTAGTAGTTCTTCTTTAGTCCAACCATCGCCGATTTTGCGCTCCTCAAATTCAATGCCCTTCATTTTTAGTAATTGCTTGGCTTGGTCGCAATAACTGCAATGATACTTACTCCATACGATTGCTTTCATTTTATTTTCTCCTTAAATGTTTGGTAACTCTTCATAAACAATGGTATCGCTCATAACACCGATAACATAGTTAGTTGATTCATTTTCTTGTAATGCTGTTTGTTTCTTACTAGTATCAACGTGCTTATTGAACCAAGGAATAGGAGTAGTCTTTGGTGCAGGATTCCAATATTTGATACCGATATCTTTCAATGCACTAACCGCTGTATAGTCAACAAAGTCTTTTAGAATGTTTGCATTCAATCCAATAACTGGTCCCTTTTGAAACAAGTAATCTGCCCATTCTTTTTCTTCACGAATAACATCAGTGTAGATTTGAATAACTTCTTCTCTGCATTGTTCTGCTACTTTAGCAAAGCGAGGATCTTCCTTAACAACTTGATTAATCAAGTACGCAGTCCAACCCTTATGTAATAGTTCGTCTTGTAGAATGAGACTGATAATGTTACCATTACCGATGAAAATCTTATTCTCAACCATTGCAAGACTTGTAGCAAATGAAACCATGAAGCGGAATGCTTCTAGTGCATAACTTGCATGTAGTGCAAGATAGATAGCCTTAATGTATTCTTCTTCTTTAATCGTTTCACCAAGTTCTTTGCGACAATTAATTACATGTAACTTGTCATAGTACGCACCAACGCTACTTGCCATATCAACAATTTCATTTGTCTCATGGATAGTATTGAACACATCCTTTGGTACATTGTAGATGTTACGAATGATATGACTGTAACTACGACTATGAATGTTAGTTTCAAAGAATGTCCAATTGTAGACAAGTGCTTCTAGTTCTGGCAAACTTACAACGGGCGTAAAGATTTGACTGGGGCCACGACCTTGTAAACTGTCTAGTGCGGTTTGACGCAACAGATTACTAGTAAAGATATGCTTTACTGCATCACTTGCTTCTTTAAAATCTTGTGAGTCTTTAGTAAGACTTACCTCTTCGGGTACCCAAAAGAAACCACGTGCAGTCTTTTCAAAGTCTACAATCTTATTGTACTTAACTTCTTCAAAACGCTGAATGGTAACAGGACCTGCAGGGTCAAGAAACATCTTACGATTAAGATAGTCTGTCTTTGTGTTTAAGTTATATTGCTGTTTGCTCATTTAATAATTTCCTGACGCAAGTACGATCTTGCAAATATGTTCTAATCTCTCAATGTGTTCATAGGCGCGCCATGGACTTGTATCGATTGCTACAACTCCGTGACCTTTGATGCCTACAATATCATAACTTATGTTTCCATCTTCGTCAAGCCCTAATTTCTCAAAACATTGATCTGCTAATTCTTGACTAATAGGAGGAACATCATCTACATTGGGAGCCACTTTAGTGTATCTCCCTAACTCTGGAAAATGTTTAACCAATTCATTCAACTTAATGCCGGCGTGCATTGCGGCAACGCAATAAGTAGGGTGAACGTGTACAACTACACGAACATCATTACTATGTTGCCCCATATTTTTCTGTAGACCAAAATGTAGAGGAATCTCTCCGCTTGGTTTTAAGTTAGCACTAATATCAGTATAAACTTCTTCTCGCCAAACTAAATTAGTAGCAATTTCAATTTTTTTGAACTGGTCAGGTTGTAATGTTTGTTTACGTACACCGCTTGGCGTAATGTAAAAGTGCTTGCGGTCATGATGACGAATACTTACATTGCCGTCACGACTAGTAATCCAATTGCGCTGGTAGGCGTCTTTTAAAATATCACAAATAGTTTCTAACATTATAGTTTACAACTTTCGCAATCTTCTACGTCATCAAAATCAATTACTTCAAGTGCAGGAGCCTCTTCGTCTTGTTGTTTACTACCTGCTTTATTAATTAATGAATAGTAGAATGTTTTAATACCCCACATTTGACTTTGCATTAAGTTCTTAGCAATCAATGTTGTAGGAACTTTACGCTCTGCAAAGTGTGCAGGATTGTAGAAAGTATTTGTTGAAATACTTTGGTCTACATATGCTTGCAATACTGCCGCTGTTTTTAAATAGTTAACACAGTCTTGTTGTTCCCACATCAATTGATATTTGTTTTTCAACTTTTGATATTCGGGAACGACTTGTGTGAAACTTCCTGCTTTAGATTCCTTAGTTGAGATAAGCGACATAGGCATCTCAATGCCATTAGTAGAGTTGATAACCACACTACTAGATTCAACAGGAGCAATGGCCATAAGTGTTGCATTTCGTACTCCATAAGTTTTCATCTCCTCACGTAGTGGTTCCCAATCAAGTTCAGGCTTGAAGTTTGCCAATTCATTAACACCCTTTGCTCTGCGTTCCCAAGGGAAAATGCCTTGACCATAATATGTCTTATCACTATCTAAACACTTACCTCGCTCTTTAGCAAGTTCAACTGTGGCTTCTGTTAGATAATATGCTTGATGTTCCATCCAACTCTTAACATCTTGTAGTGCATCCTTATCGCCATACTTGTAGCCACGCTTTGCATGCCAGTATGCTAGATTAGTTACGCCGATACCAAGTGGTTGAATCTCATCATTGCTTAATTTACTCTGAATGCTCAAAAAGTCTTGATAGTCAAGAATATTACAGAGGCTGCGCTGAAGAACACGGCAAGCCCTACGCATATCCTCAGGGTTGCGGAATGCTCCCCAGTTGATTGATCCAAGAGTACATAAAGCGATGCGACCAGCATCATCATCGAGGCGCTTAAAAGGTTTAGTAGGTAAAAGAATTTCACAGCATAGATTACTCTGATAGATTGTGTGATACTCTGTATCAAATGGACCTTGATTCATCACATTGTCGATGAATACCAAATAGATACGTCCGGTATCAGTACGCTCTTTGAGTATGCCTCCCTTAAAGACTTCTTCTGCACTCATTACCTTCTTGCGAAGGTTCTTTTGTTTCTCATATTTAACATACAATTCTTCGAACTTTTCTGTGTTGCTGTAAAACGCTTCGTAAAGATCGGGGACCTCATTGGGGTCAAAGAAGGTGATGTTTTCTTTGTTTTTGAATCGTCTCCAAAAGAAACTGGACAGCACAACCCCATAATCCATATGACGGACTCGGGTTTCTTCGGTTCCTTGATTATTTTTAAGAACAATAAGATCATCAAACTGATGATGCCAAATGGGATAAAATACTGTAGCACTTGCATTGCGAATGCCTCCTTGTGAGCATGAACGTAGATCGCCAAACCACTTCTTAAGGAAAGGTATCATAC